AACAGAAGAAGCAGGAGGAATGACAGTAACAGCAGGACCAGTTACTCAGCAAGCATAATGGCAGGAATTAGTTATACCACTTTAGTTACACAAATTAGAAATTACACAGAAGTAGATTCAAATGTTTTATCTACAGATCAATTAGAGAATATTATTTTAAACGCGCAATATAGAATTATGCGTGACATTCCTATTGATGCAGACAGAAAACAACAATCAGGAAATTTAGTTACAGGACAAGAAAGCATAAATGCTCCTGGAGGATCACTATTTATTAGAGGTATTCAAGTTTACGATTCTACGAGTGCAACAACAGGTGCAAATACTTGGTTAGAAAAGAAAGATGTTACTTATTTACAAGAATATGTTTCGTCAACAGAGTCTGCAAAAAGAGCTAAACCAAAATACTATGCTTCTTTTGGTGGTGCCACAGGAGATGGTGATACTAATTCTGGACGTATATTTTTATCTCCAACACCAGACAGCACCTACAAATTTAGAGTACACTACAATAAGATGCCAGCTACTTTAGCCTCTGATAATACGTCAAACTATATTAGTTTAAACTTCCCGAATGGCTTATTATACTGCTGTTTAGCAGAGACTTATGGCTTTTTAAAAGGTCCAGCAGATATGTTGACACTTTATGAAAACAAGTATAAACAAGAAGTACAGAAGTTCGGTGGAGAACAAATCGGTAGAAGACGTAGAGATGATTATACCGATGGTACAGTAAGAATACCGGTTAACTCACCAACACCATAAGGAGATAAAAAATGGCAAACACATCAGCGATATGTTCAAGTTTTAAACAAGAACTTTTACAAGGTAAGCACAGCTTTGAATCATCAGGCGGTCATACTTTTAAAGTTGCATTGTTTGATAGCGACGCTACATTAGGAGCTTCAACTACAGACTATTCAACGTCTGAAGAAATCACTAATACTTCTGGAACTGCATACACAGCAGGAGGAGCTACATTAACAAACGCAGGCGTTTCTTTATCTTCAACGACAGCCTTTACAGATTTTTCTGATGTCACTTATAGTTCAGCAACGTTTACAGCAAATGCTGCTTTGATATACAACACAACAACTAACGGTGGATCAAGTACAACAGATGCAGTTTGTGCGATTGCTTTCGGTGGAGACAAAACTGCAACGAATGGAACTTTTACAATTCAATTCCCTACAGCAGACGCTACAAACGCAATCATAAGATTAGCATAGGAGGACCACCATGTCGGTTCAATCAGGATGGAGTAGATTCACCTGGGGTCAAGCTAATTGGAGTGCAGATACTTTACTTGCAACTGGTTGGGGTGCAAAAGCATGGAACGATGGTGAGTATGGTAATCTTGCAGACGAAACAGTTTCATTAACAGGTATATCATTCTCCGCTTCTTTAGGATCAGTTAATATAGTTAGCACAAATATTATTATTCCAACTGGACTGTCTTTTACAGGATCGGTTGGATCTATATCTCCAGTAATTCCAAAAACTGTAGAACTTGGAAGTTTATCATTTAACGCAACTGTAGATTCTTTAACAACAACTGCAGATGCAAACGTATCTTTAACAGGTCAAGCCATAACAGGTGCAAATGGTGTAATTACACCAGCAGATCAGGTTATGGGTTTAACAGGTCAATCTTTTACTGCAAACTTAGGAACAGCTGTTGCACCAAACGAAGACGTAACTTTAACGGGTCAAGCAATTACATCAACTCAAGGAACTGCAATAGGATTTGGTGGTAGTGTTGTTTTTCCTTCAGGATTTTCTATTACATCACAACAAGGTACAGCAGTTGCACCAAACAATTCACAAACATTAACAGGTCAAGAAGCCTCTTTAAGTGTTGGATCATTAGTTGGTTTAGGTTCAGCTGTTGCAAATTTAACTGGTGTTTCTATGACAGGTTCTGTAGGAAGCATATCACCTGCAGACACGATGGGATTAACAGGTGTATCTTTTACAGGTTCTGTAGGATCAATAGATCCAGCAGATCAGGTGATTGGATTAACTGGATTAGAGGCCACAGCTTCTGTGGGAATACCATTTATTAAGGCGTATGCAGATATTGACACGGGAAGTAACACGTCATATAGTAATGTTTCAACGGGTTCGAATACTTCTTATTCGGATGTTGCAACAGGCTCAAATACGAGTTATAACGACGTAACAGGAGAAGCAGCTTAATATGGCATCGACATATACACCCCTAGGTATTGAACTTCAGGCAACTGGTGAAAATGCTGGAACGTGGGGAACAAAAACAAATACTAATTTACAGATCGTAGAGCAGATCTCTGGTGGGTATACTACGCAAGCAGTATCCGACTCTGGAGACACAGCTTTATCTGTATCTGATGGATCCACAGGTGCAACTCTTTCACACCGAATTATAGAATTTACAGGTTCATTAACATCTGGAAGAAACGTAACTATTCCTCTTGATGTACAAAACTTTTATATTTTAAAAAATGCAACATCTGGTTCTCAAACCGTAACATTTAAATATACATCTGGATCAGGAACTAGTGCTGCAATAGCAAGTGGTAAAACGGTTATTGCTTATGCGCAAGCCGACGATGGCACTAACCCAAATATATCTACAGTTGCATTAGCCGCTGATGTAGTTGATGATACATCACCACAATTAGGCGGTAATTTAGATACTAACTCTTTCATGATCGATTTTGATGATGATCATGGTCTTAGAGATGAAAATGGAAATGAACAATTAATTTTTCAAACTACAACTTCTGCTGTTAATCATATTGAAATAACAAATGCTGCGACCGGCAATGATCCAAAAGTTGCTGCTGCAGGTGGAGATTCAAACGTTGATTTAGCAATAGCGCCAAAAGGATCTGGTGAAGTTGTTGTTGGTACAGGCTCAGCTGCTGCAACTATTACAACAAGCGGCGCATATGATCTAACTTTAGATACAAATTCAGGAACAAACTCTGGAACAATTACAATTACAGATGGAGCAAACGGAGCAATTACAGCAACACCAAACGGAACTGGTGAAGTGGTTATTGGTGGTAATACAAACCCAGGAACGTTAGTTTTAAATTGTGAAAATAATTCCCACGGAATAAAACTTCAAAGTCCGGCCCACTCAAACAATCAATCTTACACATTAAAATTCCCTACAGGTAACGTTACAGCAGATAGATTTTTAAAAGTTGCATCAGTAACAGGATCAGGCACAACAGGTGTTGGTCAGTTATCTTTTGCTGAAGTATCTGGTGGAACATCTTGGCAAGCTGTTGCAACAACAAACGCAACTATGGTAGCAGGTGAAGGTTATTTTGTTAATACAACATCAGCAGCGATTACCATGACTTTACCATCATCAGCAACACAAGGTGATGAAGTTTCACTTATAGATTACGCAGGTACTTTTGATACTAACAATTTAACAGTAGGAAGAAACTCACACAAGATACAGGGTTCTGCAGCAGATTTAACAGTGTCAACCGAGAGAGCAGGTTTTACATTGGTTTACGTAGACTCTACTCAAGGTTGGCTATTAAAGGATAAATAATAGCTATGTCTGAATATAAAGGTATAAAGGGGTTTCAAGTTACAACCCGTACAGAAGATCCAACACCGTATGCACAAGCATTGGCTGATAATCCTTATGCAGGAGCTTGGGCATCTGGTGGAAATTTAAACACAGCTAGAAATCACATAGGCGGAGCAGGAATTTCAAATAATTCTGCAATAGCTGTTGGTGGGAGTGTATCTCCAAGAGCACAAACAGAAAATTATGATGGTTCAGCGTGGACTGAAGTTAATGATCTAAACAATGGTAGAACCTATGCAGATTGTGCAGGAACCGCTACCGCTGCTTTAGCTATTGGTGGAGCAGGAGGCTCAACACCATCAACAGCGGGTTATGTAGAATCTTGGGACGGTACCAACTGGACAGAAGTAGCTGATCTTACAAGAGGACCTGCAGGACCACAATCTACAGTTTATGGTATGGGTTCCGGTATTCAAACATCAGCACTTTACTATGGTGGTGATGAAGGTTCTACAAATACTTTAGCTAGAACTGAATCTTGGAATGGAAGCAGTTGGACAGAGGTAGCTGATTTAAATCAAGCAAGGTCATATGGAGCAGGAGTAGGAACCAGTAACACCTCTGCACTATGTGTAACTGGAATAGATTGGTCGCCTGGTTCATCTCAAAATTCTGATACAAATGAACAATGGAATGGTTCTGCGTGGACAGAATTAGCTGAAGCAAATCAAGCAAGAGGTTTTGTTGGTAGTTCAAATTACGGATCTGTAACTGCTGCATTAATCTTTGGTGGAAGAAATCAAGGACCATCAGCATTATTTGCCACAACAGAATCTTGGAATGGTTCTGCTTGGACTGAAGTTAACGATTTAGCTACAGCTAGGTTAAATGGTTTAGGTGGTTCAGGAACGGCCACAGCTGCAATGTTTGCAGGTGGAGGAACTCCATCGGTGTCCGCTGTATCAGAGGAATGGTCTTTTTCAGGTTTACCACCATCAACACCAGCAGCAGATTACGCTGACGCGATTACTGGAGACTTTTACTACAACTCCACAACCGGACAATTTAAAACTGTAAACTCAGGTGGAGCGCCTATTGGAACATGGTCATCGGGTGGTACGATGAATACAGCTAGATATGATCAAACGGGAGCAGGTAGTCAAACTTCAGCTTTAGCAGTAGGTGGATACGTATCAGGTCCTGGAAGCGCTTTAACTGAACTTTATGATGGTTCAGCTTGGACGGAGGTCGGTGATTTAAACTCCGGTCGTTATGGACAATCTTCATCAGGAACTCAAACAGCTGCTTTAGCAGCCGGAGGATCTCATCCTCCATCAACCCCTGCATATGTAGAATCTTGGAATGGTAGTGCTTGGACAGAAGTAGCAGACTTAAACACCGGTAGAAATATGACAGGTCAAGCTGGAGCTGCAAACACAGCTAATTTAATTTTTGGTGGACAAAATCCAGGTGGTCAACAAGCTCTTGCTGAACTTTGGAATGGATCATCTTGGACAGAAGTTGGAGATTTAAATCAAGCAAGACACGCGGTTTTTGGAACAGGATCATCTACAGCAGCTATCACAGCTGGTGGTAATTTACCTCCATCTCCTTACTCAGTAAATGCCGAAGTTTGGGATGGATCATCGTGGACTGAAGTAAATAATTTAAATGAGAAAAAAGGACGTAGTGGTACTGGAGGTATCTCAACACTAGCCTTGGTATTTGCGGGAGTAGTGCCTCCCCTTACAGCAAAAACTGAGTCGTGGGA